AGTCACTTTATCAATTCCTGCCTGAGTAGAAGACAGATAAGTTATTAAAGCTCCTAGAACTACTACTACAGCTCCTATTCCTGTAGCTATTAAAGCTAATTTAAACACTCTTAAAGCTTTAGAAGTGCCTCCTGTGGCAGCATCAGCAGCTTTCATAGCTGCAGCTTGACCTATCAGGCCTGCTTTAACCTGAGTTAGAATATCTATCATATTAGCTAATAGAGGATTAGTTTTAGCCAATCCTGAAGCATAGTTCCCTATATTAATCTTCTGCTTTTCTAGGCCTGACACATTATCCTTGATAAGCTTATTATTATCATCCATCTTCTTATTAATATCCTTCAGCTGCTTCTGACCTTCTACAGTCTTAACATTGACCTGATTTCTCATCTTAACTAACTCAGCATTATTATTCTTAGCCTCATTTACAGACTTAACCTCCTGATTAACAGCCTTAGTTAAATTTATAGTAGCCTGTTGAGTGGCCTGAAGAGCTTTACTTTGAGCATTATATTCAGATTTTAAACTCTTTAAAGCAGCCTCCTGCTCTATATAAACTGCTGTATTTTGATTAGAAGTATCTTTAAGACTCTTCTGAGACTTTGAAAGCTCATCTATCTGAGACTTAGTAGCCCTCAATGAAGATACTATCTCATCTGAGTTTATACTTAATTCTGCAATTCTTATTTGTTCAGCCATAGTTTCTTTTTTTTATTGTTTTTTATAATGGATTAGGTAGTTCTACTAATTCCATCTTAGCTACTACTCCCTTAGTTTTAATTCTGTTAATATAATAATATTTGCCCGTTTGCTTCAGGTAGTAAACTTTAAATAGGTCTATATTTGAAAGCTCTATACTATTTAGTTTGAAAGTCCCTGAAACTATCTTAAAACTATCTAATAAAGTACTAAATTCTGAGTAGTTATTAGTAAGATAATAAGCCATACTCACATTAGCTGTATCTACAAAAGGAACAGTAATAGTAGTAGTGGTTATACTATCAATAGTAGTCCCCCTGACCCTGATAGAATATGAAGGAATAGGAGCTAACTTATATAGGCCACTCTTCTTAGTTATTCCTGTGACTACCTGTAAGCTATTCTCTATAGTAAGCTCCACTAGGTTAATATGGTAGATAGTCTCAGTATTAAAATTAGTTATTAAATTATTGTAGTCATAAATAGAAGTGAAAGCTGTCTTCTCAAATATCAGGGTATCATTATTCACTACAAGCTCTCCATCTCCATCAGTATTTATCTCATCAATGTAGCTAAAAGTAAATTTATTATTTTGAGCATAATTTAAGTCATATTTCTCACTATCTAAGCTTATTACATTATTAGTTAAATCTCCATAGCCCTCACTCCCTGTAATTAAATCTCCTATAGATATAAGCTCTATTGAAGTAGTACTAGTGAATCTTATCACTTGGGCATATCTAGTTAATACATCAGCAATAAAAGCCTTCTGAGTAAAATCAGGCATTAAGTCCGTAAGAACTATAGCCACTGCTTTATCATCTAATCCCTTCTCTACAGAAAACACTTCTTTTAGGAATTCAGCATCAGTAAATAAAGCTCCTGAATAAGTGAATCCTGCCTCATCTAAAATCCTAGTAAATATAGTATGCACGAATACCATTGGATATTGAGTGTCCATAGTTAATAGGGAATTGGCTGCTGTATAAGGAGAGTCCTCATCATATAGAGCAGGAGGATAAATATACCCTTCAGTATAACTCACAGAAGCTAAGAACTCAGCCTTATCTCTGTTGTGGTTTAAATCACTTAAATCTAAATCAGTAATTTTTAAAGCCCCTAGAGCTTCTGACAAGCTTATAATCCCTGAATATAAAACTATACTATAACTATCTCTGTTAGTGGAACTTATCTGTAAATATCCATCCTGAATCAAAGCAAATCCATCTATAAGAAATTTGCAGGGTATTTTAGAATAGGGAACTCTAGTAGTTGAACCAATCATTCCAAGCATTTCAAAGATAGCCTGATTTCTAGAGGTCTTAGGTATCTCCACAGTATTGCTATAGGAGCTATTCCTAGTACTAATATCTGAGATATCATTAATCTGAATATTGTAATTTATTAAACTATCAGGAGTTAAATCCAAATCCTCTCCTGAGACTATTATTCTCTGCTTCATATCTTATAGAGTTGGTAGTATTAATTCAGGAAGAGTCACAGTCACGCTAATAGGATTTAAAGCCTTCTTAGTTGCTATTTGATAATTTCCTGAGACATTTACATCTATCCACTCTCCTGCTTTCCAAGGCTCTCTCTGAGACCACATCTGAACTGAGGGAGATGTTAGTAAATCTTTTAGAGTCATAGCTTCATTAACATCTAGAATAGATTTAGCTGTTATCATCTCTTCTCCACTAAATCCTCCTGAAGTGACAGTATTTACTAAAGCTCCTACATTACTAAAATCATTAGTAGCTACCTGATAATTTTCTCTAGACCTAATTCTAGTAGTATAAAACTCATCAAATAGCCAATAGCTATAGCCTCCGTGATTATTAAACCACTTCAAATATAATCCCTTATCACAGTCCTCTATTCCTGTGACCTTTTTCAGGTTTAAATTAGTCTTAAATACTGTATTTACTTTTAATTCTAATCTGTTCACCACATCAACTAGAGGAAGATAAGAGGTAGTAGTCCAATTCTCAGTAGCCTTATCTATATAAAGCCTGTAGGCATTGGTAGAAGCTGCCACTAGAGCAGTTCCTGACACATTAGTATTAAGGTTCTTAATCACTAAGCTATCTGCTGCAGTTAATCTCTTTAAATCTACTGTAAATGGGTAGCCCTCAAAATAGGTTAAATAGAAATCCACTCCATTAAGAGAATGGTGAAGTACCTCAGCTTCATTAGTGAAGACCTCTTCTCCTACCTGCTTAACAGACTTATAAAAAGTTAATACATTAGCTAAATCAGTTTCTGAAGTAGATATATTAAATACCTCTATATCATAGGTTAAAGTATTATAAGCTCCTGCTATACTCTTACCATTAACTCCTGTCCCATCAGCATTAGCATCCTTAAACCCATCAGCATTAAAGACAGATTTTATAGCCTCCTTAAAGTTAAATACAAAGACCCCTGAAGCATCAGGGAATATCTTAAAAACATTAGCAAATCCTGTTATAGTTATTTCTGCATATAGTGGAGAAGCTAGGCCACTAGTAAAGATAATATAAGAGTCATTATAAGCAGGATAAATCCCTGTCACATTCTGTGAAATAGTTATAGCCATAATTTATTTATTTACTGTTAATTTTTTTAATTCTACCTGCAGCTCCGTAGTGAATAAACCTACATTAAAAGCTACTACCTTCTCAATTATACTGTCAATTCTCTGAGGAGTAATTATCTTATCATAGATAGCTAAATGGTTCTCAGGAGAAGTTCCTTCTGCAGCTATCTTCTTAGCAATAGCCCAAGCTAAACTAGTTGAGGCTTTCCCTACAGCAGATATTCCTTTTGCATTGACCCAAGCTTCTATCTTCTGAATAGGGGGCATTCTACCTGCTGCTCTACCTGCTAGATAAGTATATCCCTTCAGAGTTGTAGATGAGCCATTTTGAGACACTTCTAAGCCCTCTAAGAACTCTCCTGAGACTTTCTTACCTGAAGACTCATAAAGAGCTATAATATCCCTTTTAATGGATTCCATCTCTTCTTTTAATATTCCTTCTTGACTAGGCATCTCTTAAAATTCTATAGTTAATTAAAATCCCATCAAAATTATAATCCAAAACATTAATAACTTCTGTAGTCCTCCAAACCTCAATAGTGGAAGGATAGTCACAAATTAAAGAGGCCTTAATAGTTAATAAAGCTCCTGTTAATAATGGTTTAATATAGTTTTGATATCTGTAATCATAATCTGTCTCATCTATATCACTGCTCATTAATATCATAAAGCTTCCTGAGTAAACTACAGATTCCACTACTCCCATTTCTGAGAAGTTAGAATCTATTACTACAGGGTCTAAGACTATTACAGGCTTATTAGGCTCTAATTCATTATAGAGATTCTGAAAGTCTCTCCTAGCATACATAAAGCCGAATTGGTCTGCTGCAGGGTCTCCTGTCTGAACTGCTGCAATAGCTTTTAAAATTTCATACATAATTTTTATCTTTTAGATGTTATTTTGCTCATTTCCTCGTCTAGTTCTAGCCTAGTTTTTTTCATATAAAGAACAGTAAATACTTCTGAATATTCCATCTCCATAATTTCTGCGTATTTAGTTATATCTCCTCCTGATAGTTGCTCTAGAGTATTATAGATTCCAAATTGACTCATTTTCTCAGAGCCATTAACAGCCTCCCATTTAAAATTAGCTCCTGAAGGAGTGAGAGCTGTGAGTTCTACTTTATGAATCTCCTCTATTTGTTTTTTTACATCAGCAATCAGGCCAAAAAATTCTACTATTTTAATATTTAAAACATCTTCTACAGGAACTCCCTGAACTCTAGAAATAATTTCAAACATATCTGAATCATCTCCTGAACCAAAACTACTTTTAATAAAATCTACATCCTTCAAACTTAAATCCCATAGAACCTTAGCTGTAGGGATAGGAAGAGAGAACCTTAGTAGATTTATATACTCCTCCTGAAGCTCTGTAGACTGTTTATAAAACTCTTTTAATTTATAATTTTTAATAAATTCCATACCTAAAAAACAAATCTTAAACTGTTAAAATTACTAGTAGCACTTTTACCAAGCCTCTCCATAAAAAAATACCTAGCTGCATCGATTCCGTGATTAAAATTATCTATGGGAACAGGAATAGAATTTCCATCCTTATCCTTTTGATAACAGTACTGCTGAAACTCATATTGCAGCTCTTCTCCTACTACATAAAGCTCATAATCCTGCATTATCTGCAGGCCTCCTATAATTGAATCCTTATACTTCTTAACAGGCAAAATAGGGAAGTTATATCCCCTTAGCTCTGCTATAGTTTTAGGCTCTGAACTATCACAAATTATTATATTATTGCTAAGCTCTTTATCTTTAGCTATATGAGCTGCTATCTGAGAATTTAATAACCCCTTTTTATACAAGCTCTGAACTAGATAAATTTTCTCCTCTAGCTTATAGATTTTTATAATAGCTGTTGGGTCATTACTGAATCCAAAGTCCATCCCTGCTCCTAGATACTTAGCCTCCTCAGGAACTTCCTCAGCCTTATAAACTATATCAAAAATAGCTCCCTGAACAGAACCCTCTTCTCCATAGACAAAAACATTAACAAAGTTCTGCCAATATTTAGAGCCTGCCTCAGCTTTCTTAATAGCATCTAAATAGTAGTCAATTACTGTCTGAGCTAAATACTCATTGTCTAAATAAGTAAGCTTAATAAAATTAGATTTATCCTCCTGAATATAATCTCTAATCCAAGATAAATGAGAGGGATTAAAATCTAAAAAAGTAAACATATTAGTCCTAATAAATAATTGATTAAAAGCTTCTCTAGATATATTATTGGCCTCATTTAAGAATAAAATATCTCTCCTAGCTCCTCTTAATTTAGAGGCATCATCAACTCCAAAAAACTCAAATTTTACATTATTAATTTTATAATAGTGATTAGTCTTATTATGATTTCCTTCAGTATATATTCCTGCTCCGTTAATAATATCAAAAAAATCCTTCATAGCACCCCTTCTCAAATGAGGAAAACTCTCAGAACATACTGAAACTGTTAATTTCTTATCAGTCTTAGAAGCTAATATAATTAGGTACTGTAATATAGAATAAGTTTTAGATGAGCCACCTGCTCCCTGAATTATCCTAATAGCTCCCTTAACTTTGGCTATTTTATAAAATGCTTTTGTTAGTTTCATTTCCTATATTTCCATTTCTTTTTTCCCTGTATAATAGGATTAGCTCCTCCTACACATTTATTATATGTTTCCTCATCAGCTACCCATTTAGGATTTACTAATTTTTTCTCAGCTTCTAGAAGAGATTTCCTATCCTTAAAAAACTGTATTTTTAGGAGCTTAAATTTATCTCTACCCTGAAGCTTCACATCCTTAGCTAACAGAGTTCCACTACCTATATATCCATCCTCTAAATTATCTGTAGAATGGATTCCTAAATAAACTTTATTATTAGTCTCATTTACAGTGATATATATATAGTGGTATTTCATTAGATTTTACCATTTAGCCAATCATCAAAATTATTCAAAGCTTTTTTTCTCTCAGAGCATCCACAATCTTTAGGGAGTGAATCTAAAATAACATCAGGAACTACAGCTTTTATAATCTGCTCTACCTTATCTCCTAATTTTTTTCTACTCATTTTCCAACTTTTTAGGGTCTTCTTTTATCTCTTCAAAATCTATATCTATAGTCTCTATTAATTTCTGAGTGTCTTTACCCCCTTCAATTTTAAAAGTAATTCCACCCTGACCAATAGCGAAGGCCTGAGTTTTTTTCATATCATCAAATTTTCTCTCTAGAATAAATGAAGCTCCCCAAGCATTTTTAGAAGAGGGGTCTGTTAATTTATCACTAAGATTCATTTTTTGATTAACTCTAGCTAGGCCTAAAACGTGCCTAAATTCCTTAACCATATCCTCATCTAAGCTCTCTATATTCTCAGGAGATTTCTCATTCATATTAGAGGTCTTCCAAAATTCCCAAGTACTCACTCCTACTCTATCCTTCTTAGCTAATTTATCATTAACTAAAGTGAGTAGTTCTGTGTCTGTTAATATCACAGTTCTGTCATCTATTAGAACCTTCTTTAAGGCCTCTAAAAATTTAGGTAATTTACTATTTTTCATTTTCTATCCAATATATAAAAATATTATCTATTCTCTTATCAGTACCTGCCTCATAGTAATACCATCCTTTTTTATAAGCTCTAACCTGCTTCCAAGCTCCATCAGGAGTCTTATAATGAATTATCTTCATATCTACCTGTATTTATCTATAGGCTGCTCATTGTTGTATAAATAAGCTTCCTGCTTCCTTCTCCTGATTAATCCCTGAAGGACTTTGCCTCCTGCTTTATTCCATCTTAAAAACTCATCTAAGATAGAAGGGTCAAATGGGTCTCTATTAAGCTTTTTAAGCAGCGTAGAACGACTAAAAGCTCCTATTCCTATATTATATGCTAGAGATACAATAGCATCCCATTGATAGGGATATAAATCCCATTCTATAACCTGCTCTAAGCCTTCCTCTAGTTTGTTTATAATTATCTCTAAAAGCTTACTAGCATCTCTAGAATAAATAAAGTCTCCTTCTTTAACGTGAGTTCCATCAGCATAGAGAGTATTTCCCCACCCAATAGTCCACACCCCTGCAGAATCCTGATAGGCATTATTCCTGAAGGATTCGTGTTTTTTTATAAGTTCTAGACCTTTCTCTGTTAATCTCATTTTAATTCCTTTGTGACCCCTTTTACGATTCTCATATTATTTTTTAGCACTCCTAAAATATTCATAGTTTCCTGCTTATTAGTTCCCTTAGTTATAGTCTCCATTAATTCCAAACACTCATCTATCCAATAGTCCATCAGGGCTATTTTATCTAATTTCTCATCTACTTTATAATCTACCATCTTAGCCATAAATTCTATATTTTTAGTTTATGTAAAGATACTTATTTTTAAAGTTTATTTTTTATTAGCTCTTCTATAAATTTCCATCCAAACCAAACCTATAAAAGCTCCTGCTATTACTGCTATTATTACTTCTTCCATAATTTCTATTATTTATTTATTTATTAGTTATTATTAATTATTAACATAAAATTGTGCTAGTAAAATTAGAGCCATTCCAATACCTAGACCTCACTCCTTCTCCATACCATCCTGCAGGGGCTGCTATAGTTCCTAGAGAATTAGTCCAAAGGCCTGTGCAAGTTGCCCATACAAAAGTCCCTGAGATATAATGAGTTTCATAATTTGCCTCATCTTCAGCACAAGCTTCTGCAGAGCTTCCTAATTGAGTAGCTAAATCTATACTTTGAGTAGGCACTCCTGAGGCTGCTGCCTGAGTCACAGCAACTAAATAAGTGGCTGCAGTAGTAGTGTCAGTTAAAGTGATATTAGTAGTTCTTAAAGCCCCTGCATTAGTAGTGGCCGTGACAGTTATAGTAGTATCTCCTGTTCCACTAGTAGCCGATAAACTCAGCCAACTAACAGATTCAGAAGCAGTCCATCCATTAGGACAGGAAATAAGTAAGCTTTTACTACTCCCTGTAGACAACCAAGCTAAGTAGATAGGGTCTGAGATAATTCCTCTCTTAACATCCTGCCAAGGTACTAGCTGATTTGCAGCATAAGTCCCATCTATATAGCATACTAAATAGTCTAATATATCCTGAGGTAATGCACACTGATATAAGTTAGCAGGGAGAGCAGGCTCATCAGCCTGAGCTTGAAAGCTCTCTAGAGATACCATATCTGCCATATCTACCCAAGTCAGCATTGAGCGTGTTGTCCTAGCCATTTCTTAGTTATTTAAGTTGTTTAACATATCTTCAAGTCTATTTATTCTATTCTCTTGCTCAGCTAATTTCATTACGAGTAAATCTATGTAATTAACAGCCTTCATTCCTTCCTCATTAGTCTCTACTAATTCAGGATTAGTCTTCTCTACTTCCTGAGCTATAACTCCATATCTTTTAACTCCTTTTTTCTCCTTAAACTCAAAGCTTTTAAAGCTGTCTGAGATACTCTTAATCTTAGTTTTTAATCTCTCATCTGAGTCCTCAAAAAATCTATTTGCAGTTATATCTCCTGTTATTCTAGCAGTTCCTGTGACATCTAGTTTGTAAGATGGTGCAGTTGTACCTATACCAACATTACCATTAGAATTAGCAGAGATAACAAGTCTATTATCATCTAAGGTATATCCTGCAGGAATAGTAGAGTAAACTTGAGAATCATACCAAGTAATTTTAGAGCTATTATTATAATCTTCAGCAGAAAGATAACCCGTGACATCACAATAACTTGTGGTTACTTTAACATAGATATCTACAATAGTTGTAGGTGTATTTTGAACTACTACATATCCAAACTCTGCAAATTTAGTAGCATCATAATAATTAACTAACTCTACATTAGGGTTATTTCCAAAAACGGCTTGTTGCTTAACCCTCATATTAACCTTACCTGCAGCAGTGTCAGTACTTCCGTGACCATTAGTAACATAATGGAAAGTAGTAGACGTATTTTGATACTGACTCGTTAAAGTCACTCTAGCTATTTTAGTGTATTTATTAGCATCACTAGCCCCCGTTCCTGTTGTTTTAAAAACAGACCTAGAATATTGATAAGAATTAAGGCCATTAAGATTACCTATAAAATCAGTAGCAATAACCGAGTCTGTAAATCTACCCGTGCCACTTACATCTAGTTTGTAAGATGGTGCAGTTGTACCTATACCAATATTACCATTACTTCTAAGAATTGATAATGTATGGTTTCCTGCTGCTGAATTATCGTGTCTAAGTATTGAAAAAACGTTAGCAGGCAATCCATAAGCTGTTCCATTACCATCATAAGCTAAAGAGAATCCATAGTCTAGAGAGTTAGGCACTGCATTTTCTCCCTCATTTAAAAATATCCTAGAGGACACATCAGAAATACTTCCCGAAGCTCCAATTATTACAGTAGTTTCTGCAGAGCTTCCCGAAGTAACGTGAAGAGTTTTTTGAGGACTAATCGTTCCTATTCCTACATTTCCATTATATATAAACATATCGGGGGTAGATGAAGGCCAAGTAGCGTTATTAGTTGCAAAAGCTATCCCTTTTCCACTACTACCCTGCAGTTGTAGATTTCCATTATTATATCCTACAAAAACTCTACTAGCCGCAAAATTTATTATATTAGTAGTTCCACTAACTCCCGTGGCATCATCTATATATAAAGTTCCTCCTGCATAAGTATCAGCTACATCCCTTCTGAGAAACTGAGTTAATTCAGCAGAAGCATTCAAATCAGTTAAAATTAATCCATCTCCTGTACCATCCTTAACCCATCTAGCATCACCACTATTCCCATTATAAAGATAATCAGAAGTCCTAGTATTATTAGGAGTTCCTGCCCCCGAGTGAATATAGATACTTCCTGTTCTTTGAAATCCATTAATTTGAATCCTTGCAGCAGAGGTTGTTATTTGCCCTCCAAAATGAGTAGTTGCTGATACAGAAGTCTCATCATTAACATCTGCTCTAAGAAACTGAGGAGCATTAAATCCCTGCCAAGTTCCTAATAGATTAGAGGCTGTAAATTCTCCACTGCCTACATTAAAAGTAAACTTATTTGTACCTAAAGCACTTATATATAAACTTCCTGTATTTACTGAAATATAGCTATTACCTAAATTATGATAAATATCCATATCAGTTCCATCTGCTGAGCCAAAAGTTGCAGACACATTATTATTGAATCTTAAAGTTCCTAGAGTCTTAGTGTCAGCTACATCGCTTCTAAGGAATTGAGTTAATTCAGCAGAAGCATTTAAATCAGTCAATATCTTACAGTTTCCTATTCCGTTTTTAAACCAATATATATCACCACTGTCAGTATTACTTAAATAATCAGAAGACCTATTACCATTAGGAGTAGCTCCTCCACTATGAATATAGATATTACCTGTTCTTTGGAAGCCATTCACTTGAA